AAGGCCTTCGCCGCCTCCAACCGTGGCTGTGGCGGCGCCGACGACTACCACGTCTTCGACGAGGCGCTGTTCGCCGCTGCGGATGCTTGGGCTCGTGAACAGCCCTCCAAGACGTACTGCGACACGCTGATCCCATCAGACTTGGAGACCGTTATCGGCGATCTGCTCGACGCACATATGCTCGCGCAGGAGGTCAAGCGGCTGACCAAGAAGATCGCCTTCATCAATGAAGGAAAAATCTTCACCATCAACCAGAAATACATTCCTGAGCTTCTGCCCAAGATCATGGCCCGTCACCCCAAGGCTGTGGTTCTGAACGCCCTGCCGATTGACGAGGCTGTCGCGGCCCTGCGTTTGGCTGCTTGAGGAGGCGAAAATGATCAGCAACCCCATCAACCTCGTGAAAGAGGAGGACGGAACCTACGTCCTCACCTACTTCGGGAAGACCGTGGGCTGGATACGCAAGGAGCCGCGCGTGCGGCTCTGGAGGGCTCTGAGCGTCCACGGCTCCATCATTCACCGCGCAAGCCTTGACGGCGCTCGCAAGGCTCTTCTGGAGGCGTACCACTAATGGACACAGCGACCCTCGCCCGCATCATGTCGGAACACGAAATCCGCCATCGCGACCTCGCCCTCATCGCAGACGTCACGCTGAGGACGGTGTCGATGTGGAAGAACGGCTATGCCCCCATCCCGCGCGCCGTCGCCCTCATCCTCCACGCCGTCGACGAGGGCGTCCTGACTGAGAATTGGCTCGCCGACCACATTCGGGCCATGGAGCTGGCCCCGCGCGGAGAGCCTCTTGGGAGCCTCGTGGGCGACTTCTAGCCTTCGGCAGCACCCGACATACCAAAAAACCATTCCCCTGCCCTCAGCGGCCTTCTCTGGGCCTTCTGAGGGCATTTTAATAAAAAGGGGCCCGCACTGCGGACCCCTCTCCCGCCGACTACGTCGACGCCTGCCCTCGCTTGGGCCTAAAACGGAATGGGGTCGTCGATCGGCATCTTGCTGTCGGGGACAGCATCCAGCGGATCGCCAATCCTCGTCCGCACGCGCTCGACCGTCGCGCCCGGAAATGTCTGCTTGATCTTCGCCAATGCAGGGAAGCCTTGGATCAGGTTCCCGATCTCGTCGAGCGTGTACACGTCCACGAACCTGCCGTCAGCGATCACCTTGCGGGCGTCCTCGGGCCTGCGGACAAGGGCCACGACCCGATTGTCGGGAAGGGCCAGCTCCCACACCTCCACTGGCCGCTGGGAGGCTCCAGCAGCCTCGGCTGCCTTGTCGAGGGCGCGCCATGCCGCAGCCATCCTCTTCGCCTCCCGCACCACGTCGCCCAGCTCCCCGTGCCAGATCGCTTGGTTGAACAGATACCGCTGCCGGTCGAACTTGATCCGCAGCTCGGTCGACACGAGGAGCCGCAGCCGGTCCACGCCCCATCGGTCCTCCAGCTCGATCGCCAATGCGTCGACCTCATCAACTTCCGCCTGGCCTGCGATGAACGTGCCGACCGTCGCGTGCCAACCGGGCGTCGCCGGCGCCGTGGTCGGGATAGAAAACTCGCTGTTCCCTGTCGTCTTATCCTTAGCCATGTTGGACTCCTTCCTTCGTAGTCGGGGCGGAGGTCGCCCCGACATATACGAAGTATATGGGGGTAACTTCCGCAAACCTCCGCAAGCCTTTTCAATGACTTAGCGTATGACCTCCGCAACCTCCGCAAATACCTCCGCATAATGATTTCAATGACTTACGAGGCAACCTCCGCAACCTCCGCAAGACCTCCGCAAGACTTCCGCGACTTCCGCAGGGGTCTTTTGGGGGAATTAGGGTAGGGGCAATTCCCCCATTTCGGCCTCCATGAAGGCCCTCACAACTTCCGCTGCGAGCGGCGGGACGATCGCGTTTCCGTAGGCGCGCAGGCGTCCCACGCGGCCGGGTATCCCATGAGCCAACAAGGGAATTGAGGGTTCAGCGCGCCTCGATTTCCCGTCGGCGCCTGTGAGCCAGATGGCGTTTGACCAGAAGCTAGGGACTGCTTCGCGATCCAGTTGATGTCGACCTGCCGCTTCTTGCCATCCGGCGTCTGGCCGGTGGTTGTCATGGCCCCGTCCTTCGGTGATCTGCCGCCGTTCGGCGTCGTCGGCGTCGGCCATGTGGCCGCCGTATGTCTGACCACCTCGGGCAGGTAGAGCGGAACCGTGTTCTGATTGGCGTTTCGCTTCCTGAAGGCAGCGCATTTCGCCATCGTCTCCTCGTCCCTTTCCCGATTGACCGCCGTCGGCGTCGGCCATGTAGCCTTCGCCTGCCCCTGGAGCTTCAGGTACCGCCTGCCCTTCGACCCGAAGTAATCTGAGTTCTTGGCGTCGTTCGTCACCGGCGTCGGCCAGGTTGTCCAAACCTGCGTCGACAACTGGTCTAACCTCGACTTCCCGTCCTTCCTGCCCTTGATGTAGTTGGTTAAATCCCCGGTGTTCTTGTGATCCCTGGTGGTTGGGGTCGCCCAAGTCGCTGCGGGCTCCTTGGTAATGGAGACGATCGCCCCCAGCCCGTTCTGCCGATCCGGCCTGTATCTGTTGCACGCCTTCGGGCCATCCACCGCCTGCGGCGTCGGCCATGTCCCTGGCGACCCAGTAGAGCCGCTGCCGGATGTGAGGAGCGTCGACGGCGCAAGCCGGAATATCGACCCCCCTGCTGGCGTAACCTTCTCTTTCCAGATCAGCCCGGACTCCGTCGAGCCAACCATAGCCAGCCGCTCCCGCAACCTGTTCTCCCATGACGACAGAGGGCCGGACGGCGCTGATGAGCTGAAAGAAGTAGGGCCACAGGTGCCTTGGATCGTCGGCCCCGAGGCCTTTGCCGGCGACGCTGAACGGCTGGCACGGGCAGGAGCCCGTCCAGATCGGCCTGTCGTCTGGCCACCCGGCGAGCCGGAGGGCGAGGGACCATCCTCCGATGCCGGCGAAGAAATGGCACTGGGTGAAGGCTCGAAGTTCGTCAGGTCGAACATCGACAATTGACCGGGTATCGACTTCGCCATCTGCGATCAGTCCTTGTTTGATGAGGTTCTTGAGCCACTCGGCGGCGAATGGCTCGATTTCGTTGTAGTAGGCGGCCATCAATAGAAGTTCCCGTCCTTGGGCTGCGGCAGATAGGCCCAGCGCGCAACATGCGCCGTGACCCTGATTAGGGTGTCCCAATCCTGCGTCGTGTTTCGCGGGAGCGGCGTCAGCCACCCAAGATCAGGATTGAACTTGCCGATGAAGCACTGATCGTGCGCGGTCCAGAAAAGAACCTTAGCTTGAGGCGCGGGCTTATGTTTGTTCGCCCAGAACCACCACAAATCAGCGCCAGTCTCGGGCTCGACCTTTGGATCGGGCTCCGGCTTAGGTTTCGGCTTCTCCATCGTGCCGAGCGCGTACCCTCGCTGGCGCAGATAATCGACTAGCTGCTTTGCGCTGACCATTCCAAAATTCGGGGTACGAAGAAGCTCTGCCTTCGTATACGACAACAGCGTTCTGACATCGGTTATGTTTTCATTGATCAGGCAGGTGATGATCCTGTAGCTCAGGTCGTCCCTGAGATCTGCGATCTTCGTGTCGAGATTAAACTCAATCATGTTGGTCTCCTTTGGTTGGTTAGTTGGTCTTTCAGTCTATGCTTCCGACAACTCTCAGTCCCTGAAGCTTTGTGTTCTTGTCCCGCATCTCGTAGCTCAGGACGTCGTTTTGGAGCCACGTCTGGATCATCAGTTCAGCCGTCGCCTCGAGGATGTCGAACTGCTGCTTAATGATGGCGGCCGCGTACCTGCCCTGCTTGCGCGACTGCGGCATGGACGACCACGGTTTACCAGCGTTCCACGCGCTGCCGATGGCGGCGACGATCTGGCGGCAAGTCTCCTTGTCGGGCCACGCCGCCTTGTCCTTCACGGGCTCGTCGCAGGGCCGGGCGAACAGGCTGGTCGTCCCCTTGATGTCGCCGATCGGCTGCTCGACCAGCTCGAATGGCTGCTTCCATCCATCCTGCGCTGCCTTGATCTTGTGAGCTGTCAAATATCCTACGGGCTCTCCCTGCTCGCGCTCAATGTGGAGAAGGAAGTCGCCGGCGCCATCGAAGACCGTGCTGCCGCGCAGATTGCCCGCCCTGCTGGTGTGATGGACGCCGGTGACGGTGGCTCCGAACGTCTCACGCACGGCGTCACAAGCGGCGATGAACAAGGTCATGTCTTTCTGGAGGTTCTCGTCGGCGCCGGGCAGCACGCGGGAGACGGTGTCGACGTAGACCGCTGCGGGAAACTCACCCGTCTTGTCCACGATCGACTGGACCGTCCGCACGAGCTTGTCGACGTCGCTTTCGAGCATGAAGTTGATGGACTGACGGATCAGGAAGAAGGGCGCCTCGCGAATGTTGACGCCTGTCGCAGCCTTCCAAGCTTGAAGGCGAAACTTCATGTCACCGACGCCTTCTGAGGAGATGTAGACCACGGGGCCGTTGCGGGTGATCTTGCGGCCCCACCAGTCTGGCTGCCCAGTCGCGAGAGAGAGGGCTTGGCTCAGAGCGATGAAGCTCTTGCCGCACCCTGGCGCGCCAAAGACGAACCCGAGAGCGTTCTCAATGACGATGCCTTCGACCAGCCACGCAGGGTCAGGCAAATCTAAAATTCCGGGCACGTCGAGAACCTCAAACACGTTGAAATCTTCGCGGAACTCCGCTGTGATGTCTTCGGCGTCGGGCTCGCCTTTGGGCTCGCCCTCCGCCTGACCTGACGCCTGACCGCCGGATGATGACGAAGGCTTAGGGCCGTCCTTTTTGGGCGGCGGAGCCTCAGCGTGTTTGGCGACTTTGTCTTCCCACTGGTCAAACGCAGCCTTCCATTTCTGCCTGAACATCGTGATGCCACGGCCTTCACGCTCCAGCAGAATGTGGTTCGGCGTGCCGCGCTCAACGATGCGCGACCTGACGGCGCGGTCGTACTTCATGAAGAGATCCTTCATGAAGTTTTCTTGTTCAGTAGGGCCTGGCTTGATTGGGCATTGACGATATTCATCGACAACGCGCGCCCAGATCATGCGGGTGGCGTAGTCCTCACGCCCGTCCACAATGCGCCCGAAACCGTCCTTTGCGGCCTCTGGTGTCTGTGTGCGCTCGACAGGGCTGGAGGATGACGTCGAGCCGCCATGCTCCTTCGCGAGGGCGTCTATTTCTTCGCAGAGCCACAAGGGCGCCACAGCGATCGGCGTCTCCCACGGCTCGAGGCCAGCGGCCCAACGGTAGGGCGTGCCGCTTTCGTGCATGGAGGGCGGCAACATAGCGAAGCCGCCTTGCCCGCGAATGTCGACGCCGATGCTGGTTTTGCAGGTCGGAGGCGTCCACCCTGGCGGGGCCAAAAACAAAATTTGCCTGCCGCCACCGCCAGTTATCTGACTGGGTGTCTCGATCTCCCCGCCCATATTGTGCAGCGCAAGAATGCCCCGCCACCATTGGGCTGCGGCGGGGTTCTTGTGCATGTCGAGGTCGATCATGAAGGCGCCGCCTGAACAGGCGCCAGTGATCATGCCCATATTGTTGCGGCGGGCGTGTTCGCCGTTCTCCCCGTACCAACGCTCGAACGTCAGGTCTGGGGCGAGTTCATGTTCGAGGGCTCGCCATTTGGGCAGCGCCGGGCGCTTCCACTGCTGGCGGTTCTCCGAGGGCGTCATGGCCGGCACGACCTGAAGGCCTGCCGCGCGATACATGCGGGCCCATTCAGTAGGATCGGCGAAATCTGGTTCAAATTCCACTTGCGCGCTCATTTTGGGCTCGTTGGGTCAAAATGCGTCTTCTTCGCAACGCCTAAGCTTTGCGACGATCTTTCTCACGCAGGCCTCTTGCTTTTCAGAAAGATAAGTCAGGTTGCGTAAAAGTATGTCGGAGGAGAAATTAACCTCCCATGAGGTCAGCGAACGGGTGCCAAAAATGTCGAGCAAGGTCTCCATTTCAGAAATCAAAGACAGATGATCAATGATTTCAAACTTAGGCTCGTCGTCCCATTCATCGACAAACTGACGCACGGGCTGGGCGACAGGTTTGATGAACATGTGATGCTTGATGAATTTGTCTGAACAAAAACAGATGAACATGAGGTCTGCTATAGGCAGGTTCTGAGCCTTGGCGACTTCTGCAACTTGCTTCGCCGCAAAGGCGCGCTCGGCCTCGTCGTCAGAATTAAACTTTTCGACAACACCGATCAGACGTTGTTTCTGTCGTTCGTTCAAGGCCATCAAAGAGCCTCCGCGCCGTATTTAGCGAGCAGGGCGGCCTCTGCGCGGCCATGGTGTCTCTTCAGCCGAAAATGGTCGCTGGCGGGCCACAGGCGCACGGCGAGGGCCCGCGCCTGTTCCTTCACAGCCGTCAGCCGGAAATGCTTCTTCCAGCGAACAGGCGTCACGAGGACCATGGGGATGTGAAGAGCCGCGATTGTCCCTCGAGCCAGACCATATGCGACCCCGAACTTGAAGGTCGAGCTGACGCCTTGTTTCGGCATCGGGCCAACCTGCTCGACCACGGCCATTATGGGATTGTAGCCACGAATAAGGTCGGCCAAAGCAGCAGCGTCGATCTCGCCGTTGACGAGCGGCACGTCTATCGCTGCAATTTTGTTTGGCAGATCAGGAAAGTAGAAGGCGATGGCGCCCGAACTTCCGGGGTCCACGCCCATGATGCACCTTGGCTCGTTCAAGCCGCCCTCCCATCATTTTGTTTGTCCATCGCGCGGAAATGCTCAGGCCGGATGCGGCCACGAGAAGCGCGAATGATTTCAAGCCGCCACTTATGCGGAATGTGGTTGCGCTGACGCCATTTGCGGCGCGCCCAATACTCGACCGCAAGCTCTTCAGCGAGCCTGTCGACGAGATCCCAGTCGAGGTGATTTGCAGACATAGCCGACGATGTTGGACAAAACTTCCAAAAAGTCAAATTGCATTTTGGACAAAATTTCCCTTGACGCCTTTTTACGACTCACCCATGTTGGGTGGAACACAGCGAACTAGGCCAACACAATGAACCCATTCGAGCGTCACGGCATCGAACACCTGTCTCCGTCTGCATGTAATCTCTTCATCGGCTCCCCGGCGATGTTCGTCATGGAGCGATTGATGAAGCGCAGGATGCCTGTGGGCGCTGCTGCTCATCGCGGCACCGCTGTTGAAGAGGGCGTTGTCAAAGCACTGCAAGGGGCGCCATCAAATGACGCCATCAAGGCTGCGAAAGATACGTTCAACACGCTCACCGCACTGAGCGGAGATCCGCGCAGAGACAAAGAGCGCGACAGCATCGCCGACATGGTGATGCAGGGCATAAACGAATTGAAATCGTATGGCGTGCCGTCATCGACGCAGGGGAAGATTGAGTGGAACGTCGAAGGCCTCGCTGTTCCCATGATCGGGTTCTATGACGTTGCGTGGGAAGAACACGGCATCCTGCTCGACATCAAGACGACGCACGCGCTGCCGTCGAAGATCAAGATCAATCATGCGCGACAGGTTGCGCTATATGCGGCATGTCTCGGCGACAACATAGACGCGCGTCTGTGTTACATCACGCCGAAGAAGAGTGCGACATACAGGCTTGAGAACGTGCGCGAGCATGTTCAGGCCTTGGAGAAGATTGCGCTGACGATACAACGCTTCGTGTCGATCAGCGCAGACCCTGCGGAGCTTGCATCCTTGGTGGCTCCAGACATCGACAGTTTCTATTTTTCGGACCCTCTCGCGCGCCAAGCGGCATTTGAAATCTGGGGTCTGTGAGGAATTGCCCATGTGGGCAAAGGCGAGCGTCGAGCCAGATCGACGCATTTGTAGAAGGAAAACGGTAATGGCTCTTGGTCTCAATATCGCCGGCGGCGCCGGCGGAAACTTTCTGCCGATCGTCAAGTATGACGCGCGGGCAGGTCGCATTTTTCGCATTGATCGTGAAGATGGTCAGTCTACTCCGACCGACATCACGAAAAACTTTAAGGCCGTGTTCGATTTCGAGAACCTCGAGATCGGCTGGATCCAGTTTGTGCCGGGTTCTGCGCCTGATTTCCACATGGTTCCCTTTGGCAGTGCTTTGCCTGAGAAGCCCAGTGACAATCACAAGCAGGGCATCCGTATGTGCATCAAACTGGGCGGAGAAGTTGGCGGCGACTGCCGCGAACTGGCGGGCACTGCTGCCGCTTTTGTTGGTGGGATTGACGCTCTGCACGATGCGTATGTTTCTGGCGCGCAGAATAATCCCGGCAAACTCCCCGTTGTCGTACTCGACGATACGGTGGCGATTGAGAGCGGCAGCGGGGCTAAGAAATCGACGAACTATCGTCCGACTTTCTCCATCGCTGGATGGGTTCCTCGCCCCAAGGATCTCGGCCCCAATCCTCGCGTGAGCGCGCCTGCGCCCGCGCAACCTGCGGCGAAGTCAGCTCCGCCGGCGACCGGCTCCACACGCGCAGCACCGCCTGCGCCGAAGGCTGCCGCTCCCGCTGACGATGAGGACTTCGGCTGATTATGAAGGGGCGCCTACGGGCGCCCCGACATCACCGGAGATGAAATGAAGTTCGAGGTCATCATGAATATGCCCGTCAGGGACGGGGCTCTTGTGCATCGGATTGTGTGCGAGCATCCGGCGATGAGCTTGCAGAGCTTCATGGATCAACTCGCAGACGATGGCTACATCATCGTTGATGAATACTATCCCGAATATCCAAGGTCTCCCGTTTATGTGAACCATGGGCCGATAGCATTGGCCTATGCGACGGTCGGGAAGGTCAAGGTGTGGGATGGCAAGTAACCCAACTAAGGAGACCAACATGGATTACGACTTGATCATGCACCACGCGCTGTCTCTAAAGACTGAGCGCGGCAAGAAATACGGCGACATGAAGGCGACCCTTGAGAGACAGGCGAAGATTGCCAGTCTCATCCTCGGTAAGGTGGTCACGGCCTACGATGTTGCAATGATCTGTCACGCTGTTAAACTCGGTCGGTTGGAGGAGAACCGCACGAACGAAGACAACTACGTCGACGGCATCAACTACTACGCCTTTGCGGCATCCTTCGCTACTTCACCCCAAGACACACTAGAGGACGACATCGCCGCTATGGCAAAGCGGCTCGCTCCCAAGAAGCAGGAGAATGCGAATGAAGAAAGCAATGGCGGCCGCGACGGCCTCAGCTCTAATCCTTTCGGCTCTGGTTCACCCACTGACCGCTAATGAAGAGAGCGCCGCAGACTTCTTCAGGAAAGACAGGGAGTATTGGAGCAAGGGCCTTGTGGCTCCCAATACGCCTTCGTGGGCAGGATCTCTGAGCCTGGGCGCGATGCGTCCACCAAAGAACTCATCACAAGAAGAAGTCGCGCGGGCCGTTGCAGACGCCGCTCGGCAGATGCTGGGAGAGGCGCACGTCAATAGCGCGCTGCGTCTCACGAAGCTCGAGAGCGGTTTCCGCTGCCATGTGAAGGGCCCGGCGACGCGCCATGGTCGCGCCGTTGGTCCTCTTCAGGTTTTGCCGAAGAGCGCAGAAGCTCTCGGCATCTCCGCTGCTGATCTGCATAGAGACTGCATCGCGCAGATCAATGCGGGGATCCTGCACATGGATCGCTGCATCAAGGCGGGCGCCGTACAGTATCACCAGCTCGCATCATGTCATGTGAGCGGCTGGCATGGCTGGAACAGGCGTCTGGCTCGCAATGCCGAGAAGTATCGGCAGAAATACATTCGCATGGCTGCGGCCTCGAATGTGCCGGCATGGGCTGGCTCGCTCCGATGAGCGCAGTCGACTACATGCTCTTTCTCGCGGTGGTGGCGCTTACGGGCGTCACCATCGTTCTCCTCGCCGGGTGCTTCCTGATCATGCTGATGATCATCAGGCTGATCAGGGAGTGGATTGAGAAATGAGGTGCGAAGATGGGGAAGAAGTTTGAAGACCTGCCGAAGGACTATCAAAAACTTTTGATCCTTTGGAATAGCGGCAAGACGGGCACGCAGATCGGCGACGTTCTGGGCCTGAGCCGCAGCTCGGTGATGGGCCGCATTCACCGGGCGAAGCTCTACGGAATAAAGGTCAAGGGCGCGCCGATCAGGATCGACGTCGTCGCGCCTCCTCCGCGCAAGGTAAAGAACAGGCGTATCATCAGGGAGGCGAAGGCCGCAGGGCTGCCGCTGCCAGAGCCGCCGCCGATCGTTACCGCGACGAAGGACCAGTTGAAGAGGTCTGTCGGCCTCATGCAGCTCACGCCGATGTCGTGCCGCTACATCCTGAACGACAACCCCTCGAAGGCGATCTTCTGCGGCGCCCCGAAGGAGAAGGGGTCGTACTGTGGCGAACACGCGGCGTTGTGTTACCATAAACCAATCGCCAGGGTGGAGCGCAAAAAGGGTTTCAAATGGAAGACAAGTTCCTTTGTTCAGGGTGGCACTACACATTTGGATGGTTGAGGCGCCCTGAGCTGGATATGGACGGCCATCACGCCTACGAAGACGGGGACGGCGATCTATACTTCAGCGCAAGCCCCCTGCACGAACATGCGATGTATTTAGACTGCTGGGAGGACGCTGATACCGGGGAGAAATATCTATGCGTGAGCAAAGTCCCTCGAGTGGGCAAAAAATTAAACAAGTCGAAGAAGAAGCTCTGATCGCCGCCCTAGAGGCTTTGAGTAAAATTTATGAGGTGGTGAAAGACAAAGAGCACAGCACACACGCATGGCATGTCAAAAAAATAGCCCAACAAGCCCAAAGAGAGATCAACATGAAAATCAAAGAGAGAGAGGCTCCCGTCGTGGAGTTTGCGAGAATTTCAACTCAGAACGAAATCATGCGGTCGGCCCTTGAGACTGTTCTGGCCGTCTCCGAAAGACACGTCGTGTTCAGGGACTGCATGTGCTGGGAGATGAACTCAGGGATCATTGAAGCCTTAGAGGCCGTTCGCGCTGCATTGGGGTACGAGCCATGACTGACGATCTTGTGAAGCGACTGCGTCTTACGGTGAACGAACTGTACGGAACGCACCCGTGCGGCCTAATGAACGAAGCTGCAGACCGCATTGAGAAGCTGGAAAAACAATTCGAAGAATTGCTAGTCCAGAATAACCGCTTGGAGGATTTCGTCACAAATGATTGCGTCCTACGAACAGAGGCCAGGCTCCGCATAGA